GCTACAATTAGCCAGACAAGAACTTAAAGAGAGGGTAAATTTAGGGAGACAAGTAATGTCATTGGGATTCCGAGAGCCATAAAATCGTCGCGTTATAGCCCAGTTCCTCCCCAACTCGGGACACCCACATGGGTGTCCCTTTTTTTGTCTGTCGGGTATTAAGATAGCTTGCTAATAAGGTTCCGAGCGCTTGCCAATGGTTGCTGGACCAACTAAGAGGGTAGTCGGCCTGACGGCCCGCCCGCACCTTCAAGGGAGTGGGCGTAGAGTAGGGTCCTGGGCAAATAATTATGGCTATTCGCCATTGGACGGAGCCTCCTTTAGATAGAGGGTCCCGTATATTGCCAATTCCATACCGACCGCGCAGTTACAGCAAGTGATCATGGAATCAGGGAAAATGAGGAAGGATGTTGAGGAACAGTTCAGACATTGAAGCTCCGAGGGGTACTCCTCTGGCTCATCTGGCTGCTCCAGGGGTATGATTTCCGCCATAAGTCGTTATTCCTTTATTGCTGGGGTTGCATTATACAGGGCCATCTGATCTTTCAAGGGAAAAACCATGCACGAAGATCTTGACGAAAACATTCGACATCTTGTCGAGGCTATTGAGGATCTGTATGAAAAGGGGTGGATTCCTCCCGAGCACGAAGATAGGGGGTCGCACAGCAGCCCGACCATTGTCAAGGCAGCTCTGGATAGCCTTGGTATCAGTTACCGTACCTACTACCGACGTTTGAAAAAGGCCCAGGAACAGGGGTACGTTCTCCCTTGGGCTCGGACCAAGGACTATTCTTTTGCGCCGCTCGCATCTCCTGACATGCCTATTGACGATTTGTTGGACCATGTTACGCGCCGTTTTGAGAAGCGCCGCCAATTTCAGGAGCAGCGTGAGTGGTTACCGGTAACTTTTCACAAACCGGGTCCTTTGGCAATAAGCTTCTTGGGGGACCCTCATGTAGACGACAACGGCTGCAATTGGCCGCGTTTACGGGAGGATTTAGATACTATCAACAAAACGGATGGCATGTATGCTGCGTCGTTAGGTGATGCGAGCAACAACTGGGTAGGGCGATTATCGAACTTGTGGGCCTCTCAGGAGACTTCTGCCCAGCAATCGTGGCAACTGGTCCAATGGTTACTGGGCGCGACGGACTGGTGTTTACTGATCAAGGGCAATCATGACATGTGGCTGCCGAATGACGTGGATCCGATAGAGTGGCTCAAGGTCCCTGGTACATTGAGTTCTGACTGGCAAGCTCGCATCGAGTTTAGGTTCCCGGAGGGCCGTCCGATTCGTGTTTGGGCGGCGCATGACATGCCGGGGCACAGTCAGTGGAATCCGCTTCATGCCCAACAGAAGCGGGCGAAATTTACCCAGGAAGCGCACTTGTATATTTCCGGGCACCGTCATTACTGGGCTTTGGCTCAATACGAAGACGAATGGACCAACAGGGCTTACTGGACGGCTCGCGCCAAGGGCTACAAGACGGCGGACGAGTATGGCGAGCGTTTGGGCCATGGCCAGCAGAAATATGGCGAGGCCATCACGGCGGTAATCGACCCGCTGGCGGTTTCCGAGACGGCTTTTATTGTTTGCTTTGCCAACGTGCAAGAGGCGGCGGAATATTTGGAGTGGAAACGTGCTAAATGCATCTGACGAGGTGATGCGTGAGATTCTGGCCCTTGAACAGGCACGGCGGATATTGTCTGCGCGGGAGGAGGCTCAGGTGGCTTTCATGCCGTTTGTCAAGCACGTGTATGACGGCTTTATCGAGGGAGCGCATCACAAACAGGTAGCGCAACAGTTTGAGAAGCTGGCCACGCAGCCCGGTTCACGGATCATTGTAAACATGCCGCCGCGCCACACCAAATCGGAGTTTGCGTCGTACATGCTGCCGGCGTGGCTCATTGGCAAGAATCCAGAGTTGAAGATCATTCAGACCACCCATACGGCTGAGCTGGCCGTGCGGTTTGGCCGTAAGGTCAGGAATTTAATGGGCTTGGAGGTTTACAAGGAGATTTTTCCCGATGTCGATCTTAGGGCAGACTCTAAGGCTGCTGGCCGCTGGGAAACGGGGCAAGGCGGTGAGTATTATGCGGCTGGTGTGGGAGGTGCGATTACGGGTCGCGGTGCTGACCTTCTCATTATCGATGATCCCCATTCGGAACAGGATGCGCTCTCTGAGAGCGCGATGGAGAATGCTTACGAGTGGTATACGTCAGGACCCCGACAGAGACTACAGCCGGGGGGATCCATCGTTGTAGTGATGACGCGCTGGTCGTTGAAGGATTTGACCGGCAAATTAATCAAGTCCCAGGCGTCCGATGTGATGGCTGATCAGTGGGAGGTGGTGGAGTTCCCTGCCATTCTGCCCAGTGGCAATGTTTTATGGCCCGAGTACTGGAACAAGGACGAGTTACTACGGGTCAAGGCGTCCTTGTCGCTCAGCAAGTGGAATGCTCAATGGCAGCAGAACCCGGTTGCCGAAGAAGGCGCGATTATCAAGAAGGAGTGGTGGAACAAGTGGGAGGGAGATGACACCCCCCCGGTCAGCTATATCATGCAGAGTTATGACACGGCTTTTTCCAAAAAGGAGACGGCGGATTACTCGGCAATCACTACTTGGGGTATTTTTTGCCCTGAAGAAGGGGGTCCTGACAACATTATACTGATGGATGCCAAACGCGGGCGCTGGGATTTCCCCGGGCTGAAGTCGAAAGCCCTTGAGGAGTATAATTACTGGGACCCCGACATGGTACTGATCGAGGCCAAGGCCACTGGTACACCGCTCACGGACGAGTTGAGGACAATGGGCATTCCAGTGGTTAATTACACGCCTTCCAGGGGTAATGACAAGCACACTCGCATGCATATGGTGGCGCCGATATTCGAGTCTGGTAAGGTTTGGGCACCTGAAAAGAAGTTTTCCGAGGAAGTAATAGAGGAATGTGCCGCTTTTCCTAACGGTGACTTCGATGATTACTGCGATTCCATGTCAATGGCACTTATCAGATACCGTAAAGGGGGCTTTGTTCGTCTTGACAGCGATGAAGAAGAAGACGAACCTATATATCAACCCCAAGTACGACAATATTATTAGGAGCCCCCGATGAAATGGATAGGGGGTATGGGGGAGCTTAAAAATCTGTGAAGGGACTTACGGATGGAAATCTTACGCGGACGCAAGACATATATAATCGCGGCATTGATGGTTGCGGTTGGTTTAGTCAACGGTCTTACTGGTGATGCATCAGGTTGGACTACGGTTTGGGGCGAGTTGCAGACAATCCTGACGGGCTTTGGCCTAGCGGGTCTGCGCGCTGGTATAAACTAGGTGCGCCCGAGGCTATCAAATCGGTGGCGAAGTACTGGGGTTTTCCAGAGAGAGGAGCGCCCTAGTGCTTCGGCATTCTTTTAAAAGCTCCAAAGCGAACTGGGCTATCGGTGCGCTTTTGGTGGTATTTTTGGCAGTGTTCACCCTCAACAATGCCGAGGGGGGTTCTGTTGCCTGTCGTCCTGTGACCGATTTGATTGCTTTTATCGAGGAAAAGGAAACTGACCCCGTTTCTTTTGACTTTCTAGACATCGATGAGCGGGAACGCTTTGCCAGTAAGACAGGACTTCGTGGTTTTGAGGCAGTGCAAATCTTGGTTGCCAGAAAAAATATCGAGACGGATATTTTGGTTGCAATCATCCGAGATGGTTGTATCACAGATGTGCGGTTTTTCCCCCTAGAGATACTTGAGATAATCAAGGGTGACTCCGCGTGACATAGTTGCGAGAAACCGTTAACTTAGGGCCTGGGTGTTTAAAAATGATTCACGCACTATTACCAAGTATCTTATCTATCGTGGGGGAGGCCGTTGGGCGCTTCTTACCCGAAGATAAGGAAGCACGGGCAAAGGCCGAGCGCGATATCGAGGCGCAGTTATCGGCACACTTGGCAAAAATCGATCTTGCACAATTGGAAGTTTCCAAGCAAGAGGCTGCCCATCGCTCTATCTTTGTCGCTGGTTGGCGCCCCTTTATCGGGTGGGCATGCGGTAGTGCCCTAGCCTGGACATACATCGTGCAGCCCGTACTCTCTTTTGTATTGGCGCAGACGGGTCATCTCGTGCCGCTACCCTTACTCGATATGGGCCAAATGATGCCCGTTCTCATGGGCATGCTTGGGCTTGGTGGCCTCCGCACATTTGAAAAATTCAAGAAGGTAAGTAACTAATGGCTCGAGAACCTATTTCCTTGATCGATGAGGCGTTGCCCCCGCAAGGAATGCCCGTGGGAGGGTTGATGAATGACGAGGAAATTGAAATAGAGGAAATTGAGGAACCTACCGATATTATGGAGGAGGAAGACGGCTCCGTTACCCTTAATTTTGAGGAGATGCTTTCCCAAGAGCTTCAAACGGAGCCCGATGCTAATTTAGCGGAGGTAATTGACGAGCGGGCGCTGATGTCGATTTCCTCAGAGCTTCTCGGTTACTACGAGGACGACAAGAGCGGACGCCAAGAATGGGAGGATGCTTACACCGATGGTCTAGGGCTTCTTGGCATTAAATACGAGGACCGAGAGGAACCCTTCCGTGGTTCCAGTGGTGTAACGCATCCGCTAATAGCCGAGGCTGTAACCCAGTTCCAGGCACAAGCCTATAAAGAACTTCTTCCCAGTTCCGGGCCAGTCCGCACCCAGGTTGTCGGTGCGGCCACTCCCGACATAGAGGCCCAAGCTCTCCGCGTCCAGGAGTTCATGAACTACCAGATCACGCATGTGATGGAGGAGTACGACCCAGAAATGGATCGCCTCCTTTTTTATCTCCCCTTGGCCGGAAGTGCCTTCAAGAAGACCTACTTTGACGACATTCTAGACCGTGCGGTCTCGCGCTTTGTGCCGGCGGACGATCTATTGGTCCCCTACAATGCGACGGATCTTCAATCGGCCTCGCGGATCACGCATGTCATTCGTATGAACACGAATGATGTCCGCAAGTTCCAGGCCGGCGGTTTTTACCGAGACATAGATCTCTTGCCCTATGAAGCCGATGACGAATTACGTGAAAAAGAACGTAGTTTGATAGGAATTGAGAAATCTGGCGCTGATGATCAGGACTGTACCATACTAGAGGTCCACACAGACCTCGATCTTCCGGGTTTTGAGCACACCAGCCCTCTTGATGGTGCTCCGACAGGCATTAAACTCCCCTATATCGTGACTATTGACGAGGGTAGTTCCAAAATTCTGGCTGTTCGCAGAAACTGGCGCGAGGGCGACGAGCTCTACCGGAAAACCCAGTATTTTTCACATTATAAGTTCTTACCGGGGCTGGGCTTTTATGGCTTTGGTCTGCTTCATATGATTGGGGGTCTGGGTCGATCTGCAACATCCATTTTGAGGCAACTGATCGATGCCGGCACTTTGGCTAATCTTCCTGCTGGGTTTAAAGCTCGTGGTATTCGCATTCGTGATGCTGATGAGCCTCTTTCTCCTGGTGAGTTCCGCGATATTGATGTTCCCGGTGGGGCTTTACGAGAAAGTATACTCCCGCTTCCGTACAAAGAACCAAGCCAAACCCTGATGGCCCTTTTGGGCTTTGTAGTTGACGCGGGTCGAAGATTCGCCGCTATTGCTGATTTACAAGTGGGAGACGGCAATCAGCAAGCGGCAGTAGGAACAACCGTTGCTCTTCTTGAGCGCGGATCGAAGGTGATGTCGGCCATACACAAACGACTGCATTATGCACAGAAACAAGAGTTTAGGATGCTAGCTCGTGTGTTCGCCGAATCTCTCCCTCCAATGTACCCCTATAATGTGTACGGAGCGGAATCTGCCGTTAAGCAAATGGACTTTGACGAGCGGGTGGATGTTCTTCCAGTTTCGGACCCCAACATCTTCTCCATGTCACAACGGCTTGCTTTGGCCCAGACGCAACTTCAGTTGGCTCAATCCAATCCCCAGATGCATAATTTATACGAGGCTTATCGCCGCATTTATGAGGCTATTGGCGTTCATAATATTGAAGGTATATTGCCGAAACCCCAACCTCCGCAGCCCACCGATCCAGCTATCGAGAACTCTAGGGCTATTATTCAGGAGTCTTTGCAAGCGTTCCCTGGCCAGGATCATTCGGCCCATATGAAGGCCCACATTATTTTCATGAAGACGCCCATTCCCGCTTCCTCACCACCCGTGTTCGCTCTTCTCCAGGTTCATTTGTGCGAGCACATCGCCCTTCAGGCTCGTGGTGTCGTGGACATGGAAGCGAGAGCACTTATGCAAGCAGCCGCGCAAGCGGGCCAGCAACCACCGCCCGTGGATGCGGAGGCACGGGTCGCGGAGCTTATAGCGCAGTACACTGAAGAGATTATGGCTGCCCTTATGCCACCGCCAGAGGGCGAAAATGATCCTCTTGTGCAGCTTCGCTCCAAGGAATTGGATATCAAGGCCGCTGACATACAGCGCAAGGCGGAGGAATTTGCCGTCAAGCATGAGTTCGAGGAAGAGAAGGAAGAGGAGCGTCAGGATTTGGTCCGCGAGAAGATCGATTCCCAGGAAGATATTGCCTTACTTCGTGCGGAAGTTAATCGTGAGCGCATGGAGCAACAGGCACAGCGAGAAAGTAAGGTTTAAATGACCATCTCCCGTGCTCAAACGGGGAAACAATTAATGGGCCGAGGAGGGGGAACATCGATGCCTATTCGGAAAGTAAAAGGCGGCTGGACTTTTTCCAGTTCCGGGCGGCCTTTATATAAAACGCTTGCGGCAGCAAAACGAGCCTATAAGGCGTATTTGGCGAAGAAGAATGCATGATGTTTCACATGAAACATTTAGGAGAGAAAAATGCCTGACCAAAATAGTACGGTAAAGCAGATGTCCGAACAGATGGATATTGCTGGAGAGAAGGCTGATAGTCTTCTGGAAGACGCCCAAATGATTAATGACATGGCTGGTTATGAAGAAGGTGGCCATGTTGAATGGGGGCGCGAAAAGCTTGAGCGTGGCACTGAGCAATTAATACAAGGCAGCGAGTTCCAGGTCCGAGGTCGATATTTCAACAACAATGATGGAAAAGGAACTTTCTGATGG